ATTTACAACATATGCAATTATTACAGCATCTCTTATAATTTCTGTACCAGTCATTTTATCCAATTGGGTAGCAACTAATACAATAAACAGCGTTACGCCCTTTTTGCATAGCCCTTTCCAGCCGGCTTTACTTTCCAAAGCACCTGTTTCTGATTTCTCAGATTTATTAAATACTCCCGCAACAATCAGTCCTGTGATATAATCGACAGCCATAAATAATACCAATGTCTGTAGTGCCATGTCCCAACCTCCGAGTAAATTTGCTACTACGCTGCCAATCATTCCTAGTGCACTTAAAGTACCTATTTTAAAATTATTTATATTTTCCATAATGGTAACATCTCCCTTCAAAAAGAGCTTATACGCTCCCTGTTATATTATATGTTGGTTGTTTAAGCTTGTCTCAAAATTGCCGCAGTTGCTTCAATTTCAGCAATCTCTTTTTCTAACTCCGTGTAATTTAAATTTTCCTGTCCAGCAAAGTCATATTTATAAGGCGTTTCAATGTTTCTGTTTTTTACGTGTGCAATTAACATATCTGTTGCAACACCCATGTCAACATCTTTTTCTCTGCTCATTAGAGCTATTTCTGTTTTGTGCTTCTTTGCAAATTCTTTTCTGTTCATAATTTTTCTCCCTTTTAACGTCTCTTGGACAAATTTTTTATATAAGAAAAGGACCTCTATTAAGAGATCCTTAGTCTACTAAATTTTTCTTTTGTTGCCTATGCTGCAGCTATTGCATTTATAATTTCTTGTTTCTCTGCTGCTGCTAAAGCAGGATAATCTTGTAATGCTACTTCTACAGTTATCTGTTCTGCTTCCATTCTAGCTTTTGTTACTCTTACAAATATTCTTAATTTCCATGCTGGCATTATACTCCACCTCCTAAAATTTGTGTCATGGCTGTTTCTAAGTCTAATAAACGTTGCTGTTCCTCTGTTAATGTTCTAGATACATTATTTTTAGCATCAATTTCTATTTTTGTCATACCCTCAACCCACTCTGTGCCTGTCCATATTGGACGATACAAACCTTGTGGTGGAGCAACCGTAACAATATTTTCTGCTAACTCTTCTGTACAATTTCCTTGAGCATCAAATTCTTTTACATGTATTTCTTTTAAGTAACCTTTTTCACTTATTTCATATACTTGTTTTTTCATATCTGCACTTCCTTTACTGATTGATATGTAAATTGAGATATATATAATGTTGCTACAGCTATAAAGTCTGAATCCACCGCCGTATATATATTACCATTTGCATTTAAGTAAGCTATATATTTTGAACTTGCACCTGAAGTATTAACCATTCGTATTGGGACATTTACTTTAGGTCTATAACCTTTAGGCATATTTGCAATAACAGTAAGCCCCTCTGTTGCTCCTGCTGAAACAATTAATGTACAAGTAACTTCACCTAAATCATTTTTCTCATACTCAAACTCTCCTGTCCAGCCGTTTTTCAATGTACCCATTATCCAATCCTCTTGTAATTTATTAACTTTTGTTTTACTTAACTGATTAACCCCATCATTCAAACTTGCGATTACACTTGCTATATCTAACGGATATGCAAATGTTAACTCAGGAATTGTTGTTTCTTCATCACTTTCAATTGAAATTGTACCATTTGGAAATACTGTCAATGGTGTTACTAAATCTTCAATTATAGGTGTAGCACGTTCATAAATTATTTCTAGTCCTGCAAGTGCTGTTTGTGCATCTGCTAATGTTGAATAAGTTCCATGAGGAACTAACAAAAGCACTGAAGTAGAGTGGTACTGTGAGTCTACAATATTGTAAACCAACAATGACTCATTTGAAACGTTTGGATAAAACCCATCTGCCAAAATATGATATGAGCCACCCCCAATAGGTTGTGGAATAATATCGGGAAAGCTATCTCTTTTTATAAATATACTATCAATACCCTCGCCTGTACTAGTATTAAAAATATCACTTGCTTTTAACTCATATGGCACAATCCTCTTGACAAACTTTCCATCAATAATTTCATCCACAACACCATTAGGCAAACTGTGCATATCAGGAAGATAACTTATGCTTTCTTGATAATCTTCTTTAACTGTTGCTACTGTATTTTCTGCTAATTGAATGTTTGTATAATCAACTTCTCCGTACTCATTTAGACTTCCTGTTGCATATAGATAAACAGTAATTATACCATCAGACGGTACAACAGCCCTCGTTATTGGATTAGGGTATGAGGATAATACTGTGTTTATAACTGCACCTGAACTATTTGCTATTGCAATACCACCACCGCCTGAACCTAGTATTCGATTTGAATTTGCACTAATTGTAACAGTAGCGTTTGGTTTAAGTTTGTAGTTTTTGTTGGCGACTAAATACTGATATGCGGATGTCGTCTTCAATTTAACACCATTAGCTATAGAGGATAAAACCACACCTCCAAGTACAGCTGTTTTTATAAAATCTGTAATATCAAACAAATTCTTCCCAACACTCTTAATTCTAGCATTGTTTACTGAGCCTATGCCATCAAACCAATTAGCAAACATATAGTTACACTCTAAATTTGTTTTTAACGCCAAATCTAGTGCTGTAAGGTCAATACATGTAGCTTTTTGAACTTCCATTACTTTCCCATTGGCTGTTGCTGAGTCTACATAACCATGGTAAATTTTCAAATTTATATTACCTACAAGAGGTGATACATTAATAATCTCTTCCACAGAGTACCATTGGTTTTGAATAGGATTATCAATTGCTTTAACAGCTATTGTGCCGCTTGTACTACCATACAAGTATATTTGTATATTATTTGCTATCCCAGTTACTCTCACTTTAACTTTTACAAATACCTTTTTATTTGTTTCTGCTTTAATGGTTAAAGGCTGGAATATATTCGGCAGATTATTTGTACCATTTCCTGTTACTATCCCAACGTTATTCAAAACTGTTAAAATAGCATAAAGTGGTGACCACTTGGAAGTATCGACAAAATTACCATTTTTAACTAAATTTACAGCACTCAAACCTTTAGCATTTATAGGTACTTGACCTTTTATGATGCTTGATTTCAAGTCCTGTAATACCCCTAAACTGTCGTATCCTGTTCCAACGCTAAATAAAGGCTCTTGACGTTTTAATGCAGGGGTGTAATCAGGTTCGGATAGTTCTGCATTTAAAGAGCTAATCAGTTCCTCGTGTGCAGCAAAATTTTGATTTACTTTTTTTTTAAAAGCGTCTCTTCCAATATCTATTCCTAAAATTTCTTGTATAGCCATAAAATCACTCCTCTAATATTTCGATTAAACCGATATCTGTTAAGTAATATAAATCAAGTGGACTTAATTTTATATCAGCTGGTTGAAGCTTAACCGATTTTACAAGCATTTCGACTTCTATATTCTCTAATTCTTCAATTAGTTTTATAGCAGTACGGTAACTAGGATTATCAGATAAAATTGAGATACTCCCATTGCTCTGTTTTTTACCGTATTCCATAACTATTTTATCTCTCTGTATATAATAATTTCTTGATTCATCTTCGACCTGTTTATACAGCTTAAAGACATTGTAATTATCAACACTTTTAGGCAGCATAATTTTAGCTAAATTCGTTAAACTATCTTTAATTTTAATTAATTCTTTTATTTTCACATATTCCTCCTAAAAACTGCTAGTTAATACTGAATCAAGTCCATCTAAGCTATTAAAACCTTTCCAACTACATGAACGTCCTTGAATTTGATCTGCACTTAGATTTCCACTTACATTAACCCTAATAGCATTCAGTGAAATACTTGTGTTAGCATTAAGATTAATGACTAAAGGCGCATCTAAACTTATACTTGTACTGGAAGATAACGATAAACCAGCACCGCCTCTAATTTCAGAACCAAAGGCTGTATCGTTAACAAAATATATACCAGTATTATCTATATAAGTTGCTCCTGTTTCAGTACCTGTTTTTAAATAGGCTCGTATTTCAAGATGCCCACCTTCACTACTTAATAAGATTTCATCATTAACATCTAATATTCTGAAACCGCCATTTTTAATAGTTAAACCTGTTTCATCAAATGTCAATTTAGAAGCATTTACAGCTGCAGTAATTCCATCGGTTGTAAGTAGTATTTCAGTAACATTATCCTCAGCATCGGTTATTCTTGTTGAAAGACTTTCAGCTGTTTGTGTCAGTATTGATATATCTCCAGTTTCAGTATCATATAGTTTGCTAATTGTAGCATCTATTGTTCTTTCTAGGACATTGGCTCTACCTCTCAGGCGCACTATAGATTCATTTATGGAAACATTTATACTTCTATCAATATTTCCGGTAGCTGAATATGTATCAATACCACCGGTCATTTTACGATTCATTATTACTCCTTTAATTACTTGGCCAGAGTTATATGAATCAACAGTGCCTAACATTTCATCAACAGTCATAAGTAAGTTATCAACTAGATATTTATCCCAATTCCTTGTTTTAATTGTTATTATATTTCCAGCTTTTAGCAAAGGATTGATATTACCTTTTATGCTAAATGGATAATAGGATATATCCTTTATTGCGTTATAAATATTTTCTACTGTCGGCCTAATCTCTGCATCAGTTTCCGCATATAATAGAGGGTTATTTTCTATTACATAGGCATTTGTACCAGTGCCAACTACAACCCCTATGTCATTTCGTTCAATTTTCACTTGTACTTTATCAATATGCTTAGTTTGATAATCTTCTACTGATACACTATAGTAATCCGAATTTGTAATTTCATACTCTACATCGGTATACCATCCGAGCTTTAACTGCCCATATTCATTTATAATTACATATTTAACAGCAATCTCACCAATCCACTGTAATACTCTTCTACCTTTAACATTTGTTCCTGCAAAGTTATCCTGAATAACATAACCCTCGTTTAAAAATGTTTTAGTAGCTAGTGTTACACCTATACGAGCACATAAACTTATTAAATACTCTTTGAGTGTTATTGGATACGTTAATGATGCTATCCAATCATCAACTATTACATCAAATCTTATCATTCTATCATACGCCTTAACACGCATTCGAGTATCATTTACCCTTGTTGGTTTTTCCGCAATGAAAATTCCCATTTGAATATCTTCATACGTTTCATCATCAGTATAGACACGCATTATCCAGATAATTTCCTTACTGGCTAAATCGCTTATTAGTTGATTCTGATTGTTTAGTTCGAAATTTATCATGGCCGTTGTACAGCTTCCCAAATTTAAATCCGTTCCTGAATTAACATTTTGCTCATAATTAACTCCGCCTACTATATCGGAAGAGGTATATGTTGTACTATCTATAGTTAGTAAGTCTATTTTTTTAACCTTGTTCTTTTTAAAAAAATTTAACTCCATACTTCACCTACTTCTCTATACAATTAAACGTTATGTTACGCCATAAACCGTTGTACAATACAGCCGAGTACATTTCAGCACTACTATTACTCGTGTAACAATCTATTGTGTTTACGCCTAGTATTGGGTCCTCATAGGTCAAAGTATATTCTTTGCCTTGTACCAGGTTAAGCATGAATGCCATTTCCGCCTTGGTCATTGCATCGTATTTAATGTATACTTTGCGTATGTTTGTTCTAATCCATTCAATATGCATTATACCGTCATCAGTTCGGCCTGATCCTTCTCCTGCCAAACTTTCTAATTCAACTTTAGTGTTTATATCGGGGGTATAAATAGCCTGCCCATTTATTTTCCATACTGTTGATAAATTTCTCATTTATACCTCCTTATATAAGTATTGGACTTTCGCCCGTTATGATAGTTCTTTCGTTTACATAGTCCACAGATGCTTTTCCTATATCATCTCTACCAATTGTAGCAGTCACATTCTTTTCTTTTAGCGTTCGTTCAAGTCTTTGTACTGCTTCAACTACGGCAACAAATCCGCCTGACGTAGCTTCTGACACTGTATCATACATTATTGATTGTGGTGTTGTTATTTCTGGATTACCACTTGCCCCTGCATACTCTCCAAACATCGCTAGAGTAGGACTTGTAGTAACTCCGCCATTTGCAAAAGCTGGTATGGCTGCTAAGCCTCCTATTGCGGTTGCTGCATATGGAATAATAGCAGGTGCTGCTAAAACTAATGCTCCAGCTGCTATAACTGCTCCACCAACTATAGCTGTAGTCAATACTAAATTTTTATTTGCTTGAAAAAAACCACTCACTTCTTTACCCATGCCACTCATAAGGCTTTTAAAGTTGTTCCAAACTGTAAAAAATCCGCTTACCATATTATTAACAAACCCTTGAGATGTTTGTGCAGCAACTGTTAAAACACCACTTCCCCAAGATTTTAAGCCTCCTATATGAGTATTAGCAAAAGTCACTGTATTTTTAGCTGTCACTCTGAATCCTTCTGCAAGATTAGAAGTAAAAGATTTTGCAGTTTCAATTGCTATTGCTCCTAGACTTTGGCCCCAAGTTTGCCAATTGCTTTGAGTTGTTGTTATTGTACTGTTTGTATTTATACCTATTTTCGACAAGCCCTGATTAATGTTTGCCAACATAACTGTAGCAACTCCAAAAGCTATAGCACCCATATTTGATTTATGTGTTGTAAAATTAGATTCTGCTATTGCAAATGCTTCACTAAATCTTGCATTAGTTTTAGAAGAAAATTCCTTTTGTTTTTCTTCTAACCATGAATAAGACTCAGATGCCTTTATTTTAATTGCTTCTAAAGAATTATTATACCCTGAATATTCTATTGCAGGAAATACTAGGCTTGGCACTAACGGAGGAGTCAATCCCCAATTTGGCTTGTATATTGGATTTGGTATTTCTGCAAACACAGGAGTTGGTACAGTAATAGGTATTTCTAATGTTTGCCTTAATCCTCTCCATCTATTTTCAAACCAAACGAAATATTTCTCGCCGTTTTCTCTTGCTTCATTAAATCCGGCATCAACTTTTGTGGTAGCCATTGAAGTGTTTAATTCGTTTTTACCGCCTATACCGTCTAAAGCATTAAGACCGCTTCCTCCACTTCCTAAATTACGTTGCAATATGTTCAATTCATCAAATGCAGCCATTGCTTTCTTTGCTGCGCTTGCGGCTGAACCTATTCCATCAGCAAGACTTTCTTCGCTTTCTGCTGCATCTGTAGCTGTGTCGGATATGCTGTTATTGCTTTCAACTGCTATTTCTTTGCCGGTTACTAATGTATAAATTTTTCCTATTTCTTTAGTAACGTTTATTAGAATTTCTAATAAATTGTTTAACATTTGGACTATTGGTGTCAATATTTTTATCAAGAAATTTCCGATTAGGCCCATGAACTCTTTCCATTGCTCTTTTAACAGCTTTGTTTGATTGGCCCAACTACCAGAAGTTCTTGCAAAATCTCCTTGAGCATCGCCGGTTACACTTAACAAGTAATTGTACCTTAACATCGTTTGTTCAGCCTGATTCATTTCTTTCCAGGCTGTATTAATACCTTGTGACATTGCATATGCTTCCATGTTAGCAACGTTCATGTTAATACCTAATTGCTTTAAAGGTTCAGTTTCTCCTGAAAGCCCAGATCTTATCTTTGTAAATGCTTCTTCTGCATCTAAATTATAAAACGATGCCATATCTGCTGTTAATTTCGCCACTTCAACGGACATATCAGTAACTGTCTGTCCTGTCAAACCTGAGCTTTTTAACATTGCTCCCATAGTAGACGTAAACTTCTTAGCTGACAGCTCCGATAGTCCGAATTGTTTTATCGAATCATTTGCAAACTCGTTTACTTGATTCGACATAGAGCCAAATGTTACGTCTACAACATTCTGTACCTCTTGTAAATCAGATGCTACTTGCAATGCTTCTTTTCCAAAATCAACAAGCGCTTTTATTACTGCACTTGCTGCAGCAATTTTTAGCCCTGCTCCAAGAGTTTTACTAAACCCATTAAATTGGCCCTGTAATTTCTGTAATTCCTTTGGTATAGCCGAGAAATCTGCTCCACCTCTTACTATAAAATTCGATTTAACCATGCATCCACCTCCTTTTTTGAGGTATAAAAAAAGCACCTACTTTATAGATGCCTTAAATCAATCAATATAGATACCTTAAATTAATACTCCGCAGATAATGAACAGTGCTATACATATTAATAGCTTTATAACTTCTTTATTGACGCTTTGTTTTTTGATTAGTTTATATATTATAACAGCACAATTGATTACAAAGTACACCATTGCCATTACTCCAACATACGATACAGTCATGATAAATTTATCATCATTATTTAGTATTAGTATTAAGTATAGCACTATTAATATTACAATTTGTGCGCTTATTTTAATATTCTTTTTCTTTTTAGCCTTTTTTTCATCTGTATATAAATTTCCTGTATCTGGTGAACCATATGCGCCCATAATAACCCCCTTTGATATCTTACATATAATTATATGTAATTTTTCCAAAATATTCAAGTGTTATATTATGGTTTCCTCACCGCCAAATAATTTATTCAATACTTTCACATGTTCAAGCATTTCTTCATCTGTCATTATCTTTTTTTCTTTATACAAATTGTCAAGAATTTTGTTTAATGGTTCCGGTTGTTGACTTTTCCTTCCTAACCACTGTATCGTCCACATTGAATTCCAATATTCTAGTTTGACTTTATCTTTGAATTTTTCCTTTTGTTTCTCAAAATAAATTTCTGCGTACAAATTTAACTCATCAAGTGTCATTTCCCAGAATTCAGATATTGGTATTCCAATTTCAGCAGCAAGTTTCATTGCACCTCTGACAGTAAAAGGTTCGCTCTTACTGTCAGTTACTCGTTTTTTCCTTCAGTTTCCTCTTCCTTGTCTTCTTCTATCTTTTTACTAGGTCCAAAATTTGCATTAAATGCCTTCCACATTTCAACCGATGCATCATACATATTTGAATGCTCATCTACTAATTCCATTACTTTGTCTGAAGTTAATTTATTATCTTCATGAACCAATCCTGCCCACATGATTATAGCTAAATCATCCATTGTTAATAATTTTGCGTCTATCATGCCTTCTATTTTCATTATCGGTTTTTTAAATTTTTTCTCAATTAAAGATATAGCTTTCATGCCATATTTAAAATTTCTTGATTTGTCTAATTGAATTGGATAGTAACTCATTTAATTTTCCTCCTTTAAAACTTCTTTTGTACCTTCTCTATCAAAATTCAAAGTAAATGCTCTAAATGACATTGTTATTTCAGGAAGCCTCTCAATCCCTATGTCATATCTTATATCAGTTACACCCTGTATTTCTTTACCATCTATGTAAATTTGAGCAGTTATACAATTCTTTTGTACTATTTTCACATCATGACCTTGCATAGATTCCTCCTAATTTATAATAAAAAAAGCTAGGTTTTACCCTAGCTTATGCTGCCGCAACCGCTAAAACTGGTTTGCCGGATACTTTAATAGTTGCTCCAAATGCAATTACTCCCTCGAGATCCACATCTCCAACTTTAAACGCTGTAACTACACCTTTAAAAGTCCATGTTGTTGCCGGTACGGTAGGAAATGTTATTACATAATCTTCCGCTGTTCCAGCATCTAAAGATGTTTGCATTGCTATTTGTCCAGCTGCTGTATGGTCAAAGTAACCTTCAATAGGCACTTCACCAGCATCTTTAAATCCGCCTATAGATTCCCTGTATCCACCGACGCTATCAAGTGTAGTTGTGTCAATAGTCTCTGCTGTAATTTCGATTCCACCGATTGATGTTAACCCACCAATTAAAACAGGTGTTGAACCTTTTGATATAGTTGTTCCTAATGCTCTTGTTGCTTTACCCATAACTTATTCCTCTCTTTCTAATAATAAATTGTAAAATCAATAATTCCCCGGTTAACTCCTAATTCGTGTTCATACTGTTCGTCTATATTATTAATGTCAATATCCTCAATGTAAATTAATTGTGTCCCTATAGTCTTTTTTGGTAATGACATTAATAATTGTTCAACCTTTTTTCTAACTCTCACCATGTCACTATATTTCACTGCCATGATTGAGAACATATAGCTCAAAGCCTCATTATTGGTATATCCCTCAAGAGTTTTAGTTTTATTTGTAGATATTCTTGTGTATACCAAATAAGGTCCAGTAGCTCCCTCAGGTGCGTTGGTAGGGTATATTTCGTTTAACAACTCAGGTATAGCTTGTATTAATTCATATCTTAAAGCTGTTTCCATTTATCTCAACCCCACTTTCGCAATTTCTGCATCTATTTTCTTTTTCATTGTACTTACTACTGTTTTCTCAATACTTCCGACATTATCAGTTAAGCTGTCTGCAATAAATCTATAACCAGGTATGTATTTTCCATTACGTGCAAAATAACCATATTCCTGAGATATAGGGTAATAACCTGTAATTTTACCTTCTGCGTTTTTCTTCTGAAATACATCATTCATATCTCTATCAAATACTGTTCTGTATACTTTCTTAGCTTTTGTTCTCGACCTCTCGCCTACAAGCTTGATACCTTTTTTTAAATCTCCTGTGTCATAAGGAGCGTTAGCTTTAGCATCTTTTAAGGCTATATTCATACCTTTTTTAGCACTTGCTGTTACATGCTTTTGTGGTACCTTGCCAAGTTGTTTTAATGACCTCTCAAGTTCTTTCATGCCTTCTACTTTAAACATTGTCTTAGCCATTTACTTCACCAATTTGCAATAACAAAGTAACTCTTTATGTGCTGATTTAACATCAATAGCAGATAAAATTTCATATACCTCAGTTCCATGTTTTATACGCATCTCATCCGTTATGCCTTTAATATACCGCGTATTAAATTTAACTTCTACTTTGGTATCAGTAGTCAATGCTGTGAAGAACTCATTACCTAGTATAGGTTCTTTGCTTGCTTTTGCACTCTTAAATACAGTCCAAGTATCCAAAGGCTCTCCATAGTCATCTTTTCCTGTAGGAGGCTGTAGAAAATCTATTTTAAATCTGTAACTACCTGGATTAAATTTCTTTTCCATAGATAACCCTCCTTACAGTAAATTAACAGAATGCATCCCAAGAATAGTTTCAACAACCTTATTCATATTGCTTTTATCAACATACAAAGTCCGATTGTCATACATATCTTGAACCAGTACATAAACAACAATTACAAAATCGTCATGTGTGTCAATTTCCTCTGCCGTCAATCCTGTATAGCCTAATATAAAAGTTTTAGACACTCCAAGAAGAGTATCTATAGCAGTTTTTTCTTCCACTGTCAAATCTGCATATTCTAATTGCAAATAATCAGCTAGCTCTTTATTTGTTATTTCACTTACTTTCATCCGGCTTCACATCCTTTGAAGTCTCCTGCTCTGTATTAGTGTTCTCTACTGGCACATCAGGTACTTTTGTAAGCTCTTCAATTTGTTTTTTAAGAGCTTCTATTTCTGATTGCAGTTCATTTTCTTTATTTGGTTTCTCTGGCTTTACTTCTTCTATGTATTTGGCTCCAAGTAAGTCTTTGATTATATCTTCATTGTTAAGCTCTCTCACTTCGCCTACATGCATAGAAAGAGCACCAGAGAAACTTTCTAGTGCTCTATATTTCATAAATTACCTCCTATTAAACAGCTTTCATTTCTAGCTTAGCTATTTTTTGAGCATTCTCAACCTTAGAGTCTATTTCTATCCAGCCAACAACACCAACAGCGTGTTGAGTAGCGAATAATTCTCTTAGAACCTCTATAGTTATATCTTCAGACAATTTAACGGCTAATCCACTCATATCACCATAGTAAACAGCAGTTTTTCCTGCTGCCATTACAGGCATATTATCAGATGTGTAAACATCTTTACCAAGCAATGTATAACTCCACTTAGCATTGAAATCCTTTTGTAATAGGTATGTTCCATCTCCGTCTTTAAGCTTTCTTATAGCCTTTCTGGTAGCCCGGTTCATAATCCAAATAGCACCATTCTGGTAAACATCAGGAACAGTTTCTTGAATATCTATTAACTCATCTGCTGTTAATACCGTAGCACTTGCTGCTGTTACCTTTTTTGTAACTGTACTAAGTCCTGCAATTTTCAAGTTAGTCCCATTTAATAATTCTTTTTCAATCCATTTGTGGATTGAGTCAGCCATAGCATTTATAACAAAAGGCACTATGGAAAATTGTGAATTATTGATTAAAGATTTTGAAATTTTACTCAATGCTCCTGCAAGAAATCCTTTCAATTCAATGCTCATGAATTTTCCAGATGTAGAAGTGAGATTCGTAAATTCAGTAGCATAATCCATTGATATTGATTGAGTTTCTTCGTCATAATAAGGTATATTCAACGTGCCACCGATATTATATCTAGTTGCCAATTGGTAAACAGGAGAAAGGTCATATACCTTTTTTATGATTTTGTTAGCTATTGTTGAAGGTATAACTGCTCCATTGTCACCAGTTGTCAAGTTAACATCTGCTCTTTCTTCGGCTATTCCACGAATATAGTTCTCAAAGGCTCTTTCTTCAACTTCTTCAACGGCTCTTTGCTCTTCTTTGTCTCTATTTTTATCACCAGTTAATGTTTCTATGATGTTTGCTCTCTTTTCAGCATCAACAGTTGCATCTAGGTCCTTGATTTCCTTTTCAAGAGCGTTGAATTTTGTCATTTCTTCATCATTCATTGCTCTTTCTTCGCTTTTGGCTTTGTCCAGCACAGATTTCAGTTCTGTTACTTTAGTGTTTCTTTTTTCAAGTAATGCTTTTAATTTATTCATATTATTTCTCCTCTAATTTTTGAATTTTATTTTCAAACTCGGAATAATCCGGTTTTTTACTTGTTAGGTCCGTTACTGTCACCTCTGAATCATAGGTTCTTTCTTCAATTTCTTCCTCAGACTCAGCCCTAAACTCGATTGATGTGGACGAATATACAGGATTTTTCCTCATTGCCAGTGTTATTTCAGTCATGACAAAATCTTTTACATGTCTAATAGGTAATTTCCCCGCTCTTTCTTCCAACTCATCAACAACTTTATACATATTGAAGCTCCAGCCTTTTAACTTTCCTTCTTTTGCTCCCTGGATAACCTCTTGATCAGTAATTAACGCCTCTGCTCTGAGTCCAACTTCATCCTCATAAGCTTTAAGAGTTCCTTCTTTCGTTGAAGCTATCTTTTTTTCATGGTCAAGTTTTAAATCAACATTGTCCACCTTTTCAAGCGCCTTTTTAAAAGCTCTTTGTTCAATAATTTCAATCACTTTGCCTCTTGGAGTAATCACAGGTCTACTCTCTCTCCCAGGTACGTTAACGTAACCGCTTATATGCAGTCCGTCAGCTCTGATTTCCGCCTTCATTTTTATCACCGCCTTTCAAATTATTTGTTTGATTCGTATTTGGAGTGTATACCGTTTTTGTTTTTACATCATAAAGCACTGAATCAAGTCCCAATTTAATCCAATTCAGCCCTAATGCTGGCAAATCTTCCTGGTACCTAACTTCATCAATTTGCATGAAATTAGCTTCAATAGCAACCTTGTAAGCTTCAAACCTCTCTTTTATGTCACCTTTTAAAAGCTCTTTAGTATCAAATGCCCAATAAAAAAAATCCTTTTCGCTTTCGAGTAAGAATTCTCTGTTAAGTGCGCATTCAATTGCTCTTAATGCTGGCAAAACACCAGTTTTTATACTATTCGTATAATCTTTACTTGTTGCAGTACCTTTCGTAATAGCTTCAGATATGTTGAATATTTTGCATATTTCGCCTGAATTTGTCTCCTTATTTTCATTAAGCTGCATTTCAACTGATGTATTTGAAGCTTCCTGGAACTCTAAACCTTCATTCAGAATAACAACATTATCACTATTATTACTATAGAGTCTTTTCCATGCTGCTTTTAATGCATCAATAGCCTCTTGAGTTAATTTTTTAGGCGATTTTACAAAACCTTTTTTATTTCCGCCTTTTTTCACTAGGGTTTCTTCAAATACCAAAGAATTATAAGCTACACTAAGAATCAAACTATTTTCATCAATTATACTTATTCCTTCAGCTCCATCTTTACTATTTCTTAATATTTTAATGAAATCAAACGGCCAATAATATTTACCATTAACTAAAATTCTATATGATTTGAAAATAGGATCTTCGTTTTTTGTGGTAGAAATATATGTTTCATCAACATAATGTAAACTTACAACATCATTAAAATACTTATTTATATAAGCATATCCGCCTTTTCCAAGGAAGTAATCAGCTATAAGAGCTCTCCAAAATTGCACTGCATCTAGCGCGTCTCTAGTGTCATCATTAAGAAGTTTGATTCTGATATCATCCTTGATTTCCTCAGCTTTACCATTATTATCCTTGTAAAGCCTAATCGGCAACATTGAAACCGTGTCCGCTATAAAGTTAATGCAGCTCTTTACACTTGGAATGTTTAACGCCTGCTCTTTTGTTACACTGGTACTGCCTAACAATGCTTTTAACAATACATCATCAACGGAAGGTTCTACTACCGGATCAGCCCTCTCTTCTTTTTTATGTTTAAACCATGCCAAATTCTCACCATCTTTCTATATAACTTGAACAGCAAAATCATCCATTCCAAATAACATGTCTTGCTGCAGTAAATAAGTTGCATTTATTAAACCTACAACCATATCGACCTTGCCAGCTGATTTCTTTTTATTCACATATTTATTTAAATTTGTATCTTCAGTACAACGAGCATTTTGAAAGTTAATTTCAAGCATTAAGTTTTCTTCATATGCATATAATTTGCTTAGTATAAGCTCTTTTAATAATTTAGTTGGCATATGCAATACGCTTGAGTGTTGTTTTATTTCTACACATTCATATCCAGCAGCTTCTAATTTCTGTACTGTACTTATCGCATTGTAGCGGTCATATCCTATTTGAACTATTTCAACACCATATTTCTCTTCTAGTGTCAAAATGAAATTCTCTACAACGCCATAATCTATTACCTCTCCACCACATTCAAAACATACCCCTTGTTTTATTAACCGGTCATAGTCAACACCTTCCTTTTTACTTTTCTGTTTCTTTCTATCCTTCGGAATAAAACCCCATGTTTTGCCATAAAGTTTGCCTCCATCTTCGGTTTCCATAGCAACACAAACATTATCGTCTGTCATGGCTAAATCAAGTCCAAGATATACTCTTTTGCCTTTCCAAAATTTTTTATCCTCTTTAATTTTACATTCACGGACCTTAGTTATTTCTATATAACCCTCAACACCAAGGCCTTTATATTTGATGTTATTGTGCTTACAAAGATAATTTTCCCTCTTATTTTCATAATCAACAGCATCATCACGCATTTCTTTGATTGCCTCAAAAATATATTCATGTGCTACAGCAACCGGATTACTTTGATAAATAACAAAATCTTCTGTTTGCCATTTGTCATCCTGTAGAAATTCATCATCTGGCTCATATAACAATGAAAAACGTCTTTTACTATCTCTTAGACCGTCTAATGTTTTCTTAGAAATATCTATTTCATCAATCATTCCATTGTTATCGTTAGGGTATTGAGTACTTATGATAATTCCTAGCTTATTGAATAGCGTGATCTGAGAGGATCTCATTGCTTCAATTGGATAGCTGTCCATTGCACCAGCTTCATCAGCCAGGAATGCATTGGCAAGCTTACCATCCATTTTATCTTCAGAGTAAGCAAGTGGAGTATATTCACTATCTGTCAACACGCACCGTATTTCACTTCTAAGAATTTTAAATGTATTATCCTCAACAAGTGCCGGACTAACTTTTATAATTTTCTTGAGTGCTAATTGTAATTCTTTAGATAATTTAAGGTCCGGAGCAACAGAAAAAAACCTACTGAACTGAGGATCCATTAACATCAGGAGTATAAAAATAACTGCAGCATTGAATGTCTTGAAATTCTTTCGACATATTTCCAATACGGCAGTTATATAATACCTTATATCTTTATTGCTATCATTTTTTAGCTTTGTACATAGCACTGCAACAATTAAAAGCCAGGCATAATCCTCTAACCCTTCATCCATGGGACAAAGTAAATCCGGATGGACCATAAGCTTTAAAAGGTTATTTACCTTAGAAAATGCTTTTTCATCAATATATGCTTCTAGATTATTGCCGTCTACTATATCAATCCATTCTTTTGCCTGCAGCTTGACATACTTTGGAATTTTTCTATTGCCTTCTTCTACACAAAATTGTGCATACTTATATGATTTGCTTTCTTTAACCACTAATCTCTCAACGCCTTTAGCAACGGATTTTCTTCTTTATCCGTTTTCTTTGGTATACTTCGCAGAGCAGCGGCAATAGTCATTATATTTTCTTTTTCTATGTCAAGAAGCATCTTCCTTTTAGCCTGAACCTGCTTGTCTAACGCAACAATCTGTGACTGCATATTATTTTTTAATTTATAATAAGAGCTAAGATCTTCATTGTCAGCAAAAGTTTCTCTGTCATTAGTAAGTTCCTCAATATCTCTGTAAAAGGATTCTCTTTTTTCCTCGAAGTCCTTACATTCAGCCTGGAGCATACAATACCTGTTTATTACTGGTTCATATATAGCGTCATTTTTTTCTATGCCCTTCAGAAGTTTATTAAGTCTTAGGAATTCTTTATGCGCTACTGAATTATTTCTAACTTCAGGACGTTCTCTCAATGCCGTACCTGTAGCAAGTGCTTTTTCTCCCTGCTCTCTTTGCTTCAATTCTGCTTTTGTACGATGAGATTTTTTTTCATTTTTTAAAACCATAAATGGCTTTGGTGGTGCCGGCATTAATATCAACTCCTTTCAAAATAAAATTTAAAAGCTGATGTGGGAATATTTTATGCGTAAATATGGACACGTGGTGTTAGAGTGTTCTAAAAATTCACTATTGACACCCTGGGGGGTACTTATTTAATCGGCCATCCTTTTGGATAATGTCTTCTGGCTATTCTGCATGCTAATAAGTCTTGACACTTATGTATTGAATCACAGAAATCTCTTTGGTCGTTAGGATGTTGTATGTCTAGCAATGAAAACTCAGTCCATGCGACTATTAAAGCATCCATAACCTTGCCTTCTTCTTCGGTCAACCCGTCTGTTCGTACTATTTGCCTAACAGGTATATACATTCCGCTATCACATTTAGGGCATCTATGTCCATCTGCAAATCTCTCTGCATATGTTTTTTCATAATTACAGTCCATACACTTTAATGTTACATACTTATTCATCATTAGCCTCCTGCTCTGCAATAATGTTTAATATAACTTCTCTTGGTATCTCTCCACTCTCTGCCTTCTCATGATGAGTTCCACATATAGTCAATAAGATATCATTGTCTAATCTTCTATCGAAGTCCTCTTCTAAAGGTACAGCATGATGCACTTCTAAATCATCATAATTATATTGTTTCTTTGTATCATATAACTTTCTAATACACATCTGGCATAAGTAACTATCACGCTGCTTGATCTCTTCTCTCTTATGTTGCCAGGCTTGTGTCCATCTAAATTTATCTTTATTATTACCTTGCTTCTTTCGCTGAGGCTTCTTGCCACAATCAAACTTACTATCATGTATCTTTCCACAGTACTTACAACTCTTTAACATATTATCACGACCTTATTTACTCAGCTCCCACCCCTAGCTCTACGAGTAATATCCCTATGCTTACGCATCAACCTAATTTATTGCAATAAAAAAGAACCCTGTTAAGAGTTCTTAAAATTCATTCTTGCTTTTTTGTGTTCTTTTTATTATATCTTTATTCAAAATTATACTTTAAAAGATACTTAAAATCATCCGCTCTGTGAGTTGGAGTAATTTTTTCGCCTTCTCTCGAATTTTCTTGTTCTTTTCGTCGAGTATAAGAAAAATTCAATTGTCTAAGAGTATATCCGACATCTTCTAATTGCATGTTTAATTTTATTGCAATATCATTTTGAGTCATTTTCCTATCGCTATATAAATTCTCTATAATGTCAATTCTTTTAAATATTAAATCTACTTCATGATTTGTTAGTTCCATTTGAATTTTACTCCCATCATACATTTTATTGTTTACTATATATTATACCAAGGAAATCATTTCCTGTCTACAACATATGACAAAATATTACAGGACGAACTATTGATTCAGTAATCTGCTTAATTTCTCAAGACTTATGGTTACCTCAAGGGAGTTCGTCCATCATAGGGGTTTTACAAATGTCGACTTCGTTTGTCAACTTCGGTAGCTTAACAATAACACAACTTTATACTAACATTCTATAACATGTTTATATTTTTATTAAATTTAACGCGCTTTCATGAATCCT